AGGAGTTGCAGATGCGGAAGTAGAACATCAAGGGGCCGCCCCGGAACACCGACTGCTCCACGTTTCGTATCTCTTCGGGGCCGTCGTACTGGTCGAACTCTTCAAAGTGCATTACGCCGAAGTAGCCGAACGGTACGGCGATGGATTTCAGCTTGCCGGGGTCGTCCAGACCGTAGAACTGGATGGTCTGTCCGGTGGGGATATAGGTCAGGGTATAGGGCTTCTTGGTCTGCTTCCACAAATGCCGGATGCCCATGCGGTCGATGACGCGGTTGTACTCCGGCCAGACACTGGTGGCGAGGGTGTTGCCAACCTTGCGCAGCACCACGGCGTGGATATTCGGCACCCGCATCACCAGCAGCACCACCTCGGTGGCGGCAAACGTCGATTTGAGAGAGCCGCGCCCTCCGTCGCCCAGATACTCGTTGTACTCACCCGACCAGATGGCGGTGTGGGCGGCGTAGTATTCAGGGATGATCAGGCTGCTTAGTTTCAGTTGCTGCTTCAGCAGGTTTGGGGGCTGCCGTCTTTGGTATGTCATCCACAAACACCACCTTTCCGTCGTAACCTCTCAGCTCCGGGTGCTCACTCCAATGCTCCGGATCTCGGTTTTTCAAAAAGAAGCACATCGCGCCCAGATCGCCGCTCTGGGCCTTTTTGAACAGGGCGTTCTCCACGCTGGCTAGCGCCGCCTCCGCGCCTACGCTGAGGGCCTGCTTGATGCGCGGGTCCTGCGTGCACCAGCGCCGGAAAGTGCGCACCGGCACGCCGATCTGCTCGCAGATCTCCGCCTGCGTCAGACCGTGCATCGCCAGCCGCTGCAATCGCAGCAGCCCACTGGGGCTGTTCCACTTGCTGATTTGGGATTCTCGTGCCAAGGTTTCACCTCCGTATGAGAAAACGGCACGCACCGGCTCTGCTTCCAGAGCCCTGCGGGCGGAGGATGACCCGTGTGCGTGCCGTTTTGGCTATGAAAAATGCCGGGGCGGGAAAGGAGTAAAAACCTGCCCCGGCGGGGAATGGTTATTTCAGGCGGACGGCCTTTTCACCGGTGAAGTCCTCCCAGCGCTGGACGATCACGTCCACATAGCGCGGGTCATACTCCATGGTGTAGCACTTCCGGCTCAGCTGCTCGCAGGCGATCAGCGTGCTGCCACTGCCGCCGAACAAGTCCAGAACGATTTATCCAGGCTTGGAGCTGTTCTTGATGAGGTGGCCGACCAGGGGCACCGGCTTCATGGTGGGGTGCTCTTTGTTGGCGGCGGGCTTGTCGTAGCGCAGCACGGTCGTCTGCTCCTTTTGCAGGTATTCCTGCACACGTGTGGCCCATGCCAGCAGATCCTCTTTCTTCATCTTCTTGAGGTCCTCCGGCTTGGCATCATCAATGACAGTGGTGTTGGTGCGGTCGTTGATGAAGTAATGGCCTGCACCCGGCTTCCAGCCATACAGGCAGGGTTCGTGCTGGTACTGGTAGTCGGCGCGGCCCAGCACCAGGCTGTTCTTGACCCAGATCAGGCAGCCGTGCAGCTCCCAGCCTGCCTCCCGGAACATGGCACGGAAGGCTTCGCCCTCGGTGTCTGCGTGGAAGATGTACGCGGCTGCGCCGGTGCGGCAGGCATCGTAAGCGCAGCAATATGCCTGGAGCAGAAATTGCCGGAACTGGCTTTCGTCCATACTGTCGTTCTGGATTTTCTTGCCGTTGCTGCCCTCGTAGTCCACGTTGTAGGGCGGGTCGGTGACCAGCAGATCCGCCTGTTCGCTGCCCATGAGCGCGTTGACGTACCGAGGGTCGGTGCTGTCGCCGACCATCAGGCGGTGGTTGCCCAGCTGCCAGATGTCGCCAACGCGGCAGGTGGGCTCCTCCGGCAGCTCCATGTCGTAGTCGTCATCCTCGGCGTCACCGTCCACCTGCTGTACAGCAACGTTCAGGCCAAAATCGGCGAAGTCATAGTCCAGGCCCTGGATCTCTGCGTTCAGCAGGGGAATGTCCCAGACCGCTACCTCACCGGTGGAATTGTCGGCCACGCGGTATGCCTTGACCTGGTCAGGGGTAAGGTTGGCCGCCACCACGACCGGAACCTCTTTCAGCTTGAGCATCTTGGCGGCCTTGTAGCGGGTGTGCCCGACGATGATCACGCCGTCCTTGTCCACTACGATAGGCTGCTGAAAGCCAAATTCTTTGATGCTGTTGGCTACCGGCTTGACTGCCGCGGTGTTGTTGCGCGGGTTGTTCTTGTAGGGGTGTACGTCACCAATTTTCCAGGTTTGAACTTCCATGTTTTGTCCTCCGCTTATAGGTTCTCCCTCTATCGTACCATGGTTTCAAGCATCAAATGTGACGGGATTTTTGGGCATAAAAAAGCGGCCCCGTGGGAAAGGGAGGCCGAAAACCACGGGGCCATAAAACGGAGGTGCAGGGCGCAAAAATGAAAAATCACCCGGCGGTATTATCATACCATCCGGGTGAGTGGAGAATGTGACAGGTTTATTTGGTTTTCTTCTTAGCCTTTGCGGCGGGCTTCTTTTTCTTGGTTTTGGAGCCGAACAAATCCGGGTACAGCTTGGCAAGATCTGCTTTGCTGGGGCCCTCGCCCTTCATCCGCACGTTAGCTTCGAACTCTGCACGGGTAGGTTTGTGGTTCATTCTTCATCCTCCTGCTTGTTGAAAAGCTGCGCACAGGCCTCCTCATAGGGGAGGTTGCGACGGCGTACACGCTCGCTGAATTCGGGAATGTCAGAGAGCGTCATCCCCGGTTGGCTCATTTTCTGGTTGCAAATGTCGATAATCTGCATGTCTGTCAGCGAGCGGAAGTAACGCTCCTGCCCCTCTTGGGTTTTGGCGATTTCGTCTTCTGTCATCCCTTGTGCGCTCAGCGCTTTCAGGCGAGAAAGCAAATCATTATCGCTGATTTCGCAAAGAGGTCTATACAAATCCATTACTTTTTCCTCCGTAGGTTTTCTTCAACGTCAAGGTAGACAACCGTGGCACCGTGGTTGTTCTTGGTCCAGGTGGCTTTTTTAATGCTGAATCCTCGACGATTGATCGAGGAGGGCAGTAAAACCTCATGCTCACTAGAAATCTTTGACAGGTGTCTGAAAGGTACACCGGAAATGTTCTTTCCGGGAGCTTCTCGAAGAACCACCGAAATGAAGCTGCCGTCATTCCATCCGACCCCTGCAAAGCCATCCCTTGCAACCGACAAACTGCTGGACATACTGGTAATGCCCTTTTCGAGCCAGGTGCCCTTTGCAATCAGGTCTTTTAGATCTTTTTCGCCGTTGTTCCATTTAATGCCGCGGTAGATTGCGCCCTTGTAGACGGGAGCGTTTTTTCCACCCAGTACACGGTCAATCAGGTTGATTTCCTTTGCAACTTTGGGGCTGTTTTGGGGGTTATTGTCATGAATTGCATGGTAGCCCGACCCTGAGTAGTGCTCCAATGCCTTAACGGCCTCGGATTTTTCCTCTTGGCTCAGCCCTGGGCAGGCCATGCCTACCCAGGCGCGTTTTTGTTTACCTGTCAGCTCGTGGTCGGCAATGTGGGTGGTTGTTTCCGGGTGGTTCCGCAGTGCGGCTTCCTCCGCTTGCGTTGCGGTAGCCGCCCGCATGCCCTGCTGTGCTCCCAGTGACCCTCTGCCCATGATCGACCCTCCCAGTTAGTTACTGGGTTCATCGTATCATGGTTTTTAGGGGCAAATGTGACAAGTTTATCCGAGCTCTTTGGTGAATGCCTGGTACTCGCGCTCGCCGTAGCAGTAGACGCGGATGTCGGTCAGGCTCTTGGCGGGGAAGGTGCGCAGGGGATCCGCTGCAATCTTCACTGCTTCATTCAGCGGGTAGCCGTAGATGCCAGTACTGATGGAGCAGAACCCGATGCTGTGCAGGCCCAGTTCCTCTGCCCGTTCCAGACAGCTGCGATAGGCGCTGCGCAGGAGTTCTGTGTCTTTCGTTGTGCCTGAATAAATCGGGCCGACCGTGTGAATGACGTACTTGGCTTTGAGCCGGAACCCTGGGGTGACGACGGCATGCCCGGTGGGACACCCGCCGATGCGGTCGCAGGCGCGCTGCATGTCATCCCAGCCGGCCTCGGTGAAAATGGCACCGCATACCCCGCTGCCGCCAGCCAGCTGCGCGTTGGCGGCGTTCACGATGGCGTCGGTGTCGGCGTACACTACGCTACCGCGCAGGACGCTGATTTTTGCCATGTGCTTCACTTCGCTTTCTTTGGGAACCGCTGCGGGTTCACCAGACTGGCTTCACTATACCACGTTCTGGCGGACAAGTCAATCTTGCGCACAGTTACGTCTGTTTTTATCCGCCTGCGCCAGCTTCCCGGCGTACTGCTTGGTCAGGAACCTCGCACCCATCATCGTGTGAGGGAAGTGCTTGTACTGGATGCCTGCGTCCTTGCACACCTGCTCGATGTCCGGCGTGAGCTTGCCATACACCAGCAGGCCGGTGGGCTGCTTTTGGCGGAAAAGCTCGCGTACGCCATCCATGAAGTAACTGTACAGCTCCCGGCCCTTGACGCAGCCTACCGTGCTGATTGCCACGGTGCTGTGCTCCGGCAGTCCCTCAAAGGTCCAGGCAAAGCTTGCCTTGTCTGCCCAGCTGGCACTAGGGATCACGTTCAGCCCGCGTGCCTGCCACCAGGCCCCCAGCAACTGGTTGCGGTAGTGGTTCCATTTCTGGAGCGGCTCCGGGAAATCCAGGTACATGGAGAAGTCCGGCTCGACCACAAAGGCGAATTGCTCCAGAAGCTCCAGGTACACCTCCGGCTTTGTCCAGATCCGCTCAAACTGGTAATCGTCACTGTAAAAGTGCAGACCCTGGGCTTCCCGGAAGTCGCAGCTGAGTGCGTCCTTAAACCGCACCATGGTGTCGATGCCCTCTGGCCAGGGGGCTGCCTGCATCTTGGCAAATCCGCCCGGTGTGAGCTCGACCTCCGGCAGCAGGTGCCAGTTCACCAGCGTGGCGGTCCTGAACCGCCCGTTGTCCTTACCTCCGTTTGGCATGAGTGCTCTCCTCGGTAAAATTCAAAAAACGCCCGGCGGTTGCGCATCGTTGAGAGGCTGCCGGGAGGGTGGCCCGCCATGGTGCGCTTGGGTGAGTGGGGAGTGCTCTGCCAGAGGCGTGGTCGGGCCTATGGTTCTATCGTATCATGTTTTTCGTGGTCAAATGTGACAGAATTAAGCCCTCTGTGGGCGATCTGGCAGACCGTGTTCGGCGTGTTGTCCCCGCCGATGATGAGGGCCACCTGCACCCAGCTGCGTTTGCCCGGCCCCAGAAAAGCGCAGCGGAGGACCCGTTGCGTCAGCGGGTCCTCTATGCCATCAATAATTTTGCGGCGACGCACTCGGCTTAACCGCCGGAACTGGCGTATTGTCACGCGTCCTCACCTCCATGCGTATGATCCATGTAGATTTTCGGTTCGTCGTCCTCTTCCAGGTGGGCAGCAGCTTTCCCGGCGCAGACCCCGGCGGTGTAGGCGGCAGACAGCAGCGCGGCCAGAACGGCGCTGCCGATGATCGAGAGCAGGATATCCATCAATCACCACCACCTTTCTCTGCGGGTGCGTTGCGCGGGTGACGCGCCTCCTCTGCCAGAGCCTTAATGCCCTGAATCAACCCCTGCTGGCAGGCGCTCTTGCTCTCCAGCGCTCTGGCTACCAATTCATCCGCACCGTTCTTGACCAGCAGCCGATGGATGATGACGGGGTACTGCTGCCCCTGTCTGTACAGCCGCGCGTTGCCCTGCTCGTACAGTTCCAGGTTCCACGGCAGGCTGTACCAGATCAGGTGGTGCCCACCTGCCTGGAGGTTCAGCCCGTAGGCGCAGCTGGCAGGCTGGGCCAGCAGGATGTCCAGCTCGCCACGGTTCCAGGCATCAGCTTCCTCACGGCCTGCCAGCACGGCAAATCTGAGGCTCCTCTCGCGCGTTTTCAGCTCTGACTGTAAAAGTTCCCGGTCAAAGTCAAAACCGTAAAAAACGAGGGCTTTCTGCCCGTCCAGCGCGTCGATGAGCTCCATGAAGGCATCCAGCTTGCAGTGGTTCAGCTGGTGGACCTGCTTTTCCGCGTCATACATTGCGCCGTTGCACAACTGGAGCAGCTTGCCGGTCAGGGTGGCCGCCTGCATCGCGGTGATGGTTTCGCTGTCCACTTCCAGCAGCTTGGCGGTCTGCATCTCCTGGTAGGTCTGCCAGTCCTTGTCGGGGAAGACCACCGGGATATCCTCAATGATTTTGTCCGGCAGGTGCAGGTGGTCAGCTGCCTGGATGCTGATTGCAATGTCCGCCAGCTTTGCCTGGATGACCTCCTCGGCACCTTTGCGGGGCCGCCAGCTGTACACCTGCATCCCGTTGCGCTTATCCGGCTGAAAGTAATTGTCCCGGTACTGGGTGAAGCGCTGGCCTAGCCGCTGTCCCTGGTCCAGCAAGTACACCTGCGCCCACAAGTCCATGTAGTCTTTCGGCGCGGGGGTGCCAGTGAGCTCCACCACCCGGTGGATGAATGGCCGAACCTTGCGCAGGGCCTTGAACCGCTGCGTGCTGTGGTGCTTGAAGCTCGATGCTTCATCCAGGACTACCATGTCAAAGGGCCATCGCCTGCCGTATCGCGTTGCCAGCCAGACGACGCTGTCCCGGTTGGTTATGTAGATGTCGGCTCTTTTTAACAAGGCCCGCTCGCGCTGCTGTGCTGTCCCCAGTACTGTGCTTGTCCGCAGCCATTGCAGGTGCTCCCATTTCTTGATTTCGTCCTGCCAGGTTGCTTCTGCCACTTTCTTGGGGGCAACAATCAGCACTTTGCTGACCTCGCCCAGTTGCAGCAGCGTGGCTATGGCGGTTAGGGTGACCACCGTTTTGCCCAGGCCCATTTCCAGCCAAAGCGCCACGCCGGGGCGCTCAATGACCGCGTTGATGCAGTCCTGCTGGTAGGGGTGGGGGATAAAGTTATTCACGCCGGCTGACCTCCTTTCCGGTGCGCAGCCTTGACAAATTGCCAAGGTACCGGGCCAGAGCTTTGGCATCCTCAGTGGTGTTGATCTCGCACCAGTGAAAGTCCATCCGGTCCAGCTCTTTGCCCCAGAACTCTTGCAGGCTGCCATCCTTGACGTGCCTGCCTGGAGCCTTGAGCTCCACAAAGGCAATCACCCCACCGGGCAGCAGGCAGATTCGGTCAGGCACCCCTGCTGTGCCTGGTGAAACGAATTTCAGGCACCATCCGCCTTGCTTCTTGATGGCATCCCGGAGCGCTCGCTCTATGACGTTTTCTCGCATGTGTTTTTCTTTCTCCCTCGGTATTTTGTCAACCGTGGCAACCAGTTTCCCTATTAGACCCTATACGTGTGTATACGCGGGTATAATCCTTCTTTATTTATTATTTATATTTTATAGTAATATTTAGTTGACATAGTTGACATAGTAATATAAGAACGATAAATCGTAAAATTTGCGTCAACCGAGTGCGTCAACCGCGTCAACCATGTCAACCAACTTTTGCCCCCTCAGCGTCAACCGACGGGATATGGATTTTTGTGCCATGCTTTCTGCCTGCCGTAAGGCGCAAAGCGCTGTACCGTGTTGGTTTTCTCCCACTCTGGCAGGGCCTCCAGGCTGGCTGTGATGCGTCTTTGCTCCCGTGTGGTGATTCGTTCGATCCGACCGTTTAAGCATTCCTCCCAGATTTCTGCCACGCAGGTATAATCTCTCGGTGCCGTGTTGATCGAAGCCTTGTCCACGAGAGTACCTGCATACCACTGCTCACGCCTCTCGGCATTCCATCCGGTGCGCCAATCGACGGGCACCTCGGCTTCCAGAAAAGCCTGAATTTTGGCCTGCCAGGGGTCGGCTTCCATGTGTTCCTGTTGCACTTCCTGCGCCTGTTCGCCGGCGTACCCCCAGGAATCGTGTCCGTCTGCATGCCGGTGCATTTGTTCTTGGCTGCCCAGTAATGTACGGCCATCGGTACGGCGAC